ATCCAGGTTCTAAATTATCTATGGCGGTTACAACTAAACCATCTAAACTAAAGCCTGGTTCAAAAGCAGCAAATAGAAGAAAATCTTTTTGTGCTAGAATGAAAGGTATGAAAGCTAGATTAACATCTGCTAAAACTGCTAGAGATCCTGATAGCAGAATAAATAAATCTCTTAGAAAATGGAATTGTTAATATGCCAGATGATGATAAAAAAGTAGAAACAACAATAGAACTTGCTAAAAGAGTTGGTTCCAAAGAAGCTGCTAGAATAATAGCAGAACAAAAAGCAAAACAAAAAGAAGAAAAGAATTTTAATAAAACTGGCCAATATTATTTTGAATTAAAAAAAGGTGGTAAAATTATTACTAAAATTAAAAAAGGTAGAGAAGTGATTAAAAAATTTGGTCATGAAGGTGCTATTGATAAAAAGAAATCACAAATAACTAAACTTCTTAAAAAGGGTGGAAAAATTAAAACTAATAAAATGTTTGTTGGTGGTTTACCTGATCCAAGTACAATTGTATCTAAAGTATCGTCAGCTTCTCCACAAGATTATATAAATTATCAAACATCTACAGGAAGCCAAAACTCCGTTGTCCCTGAAGAACGAACAGGGTATAAAGCTGTATCTAAAGAAGAATTACAAGCAAATAATAAGCCAGAGGAGAAAAGTAAGGGTGGAATAGTGTATACTAAGCCACATCAAAAGAAATATTATGGAGGTTTAATATAATGTCTACTTCAGGAACAACATCATTTAATTTATCAATTGATGATGTAATAGAAGAATCTTATGAAAGAATAGGTATTCGTTCTAATTCTGGTTGGGATATTAAATCTGCTAGAAGAAGTTTAAATATTTTATTTTCAGAATGGGGTAATAGAGGATTACATCTTTGGAAAGTTAAGTTATATAATCAAGCATTAACAGCAGGGACAGTTAGCTATGCTACACCTTCTGATTGTAGCGATGTATTAGAAGCTTATATATCTACAAGTTCTGGAGAACCAAACGCAAATACAAGAGATTTATCATTAACTAAAATAGATCGTTCTACCTATGCAGCTTTACCAAATAAAGCGACTCAGGGACAACCGTCACAGTATTATGTTGATAGACAAGTAGATCCAGTTATTTATTTATATCAAGCACCGAACAACATTACTTATTCGTATGTTAAATATTATTACATTGCACGTATTCAAGATGCTGGTGCTTATACAGATGATGCAAATTTGCCTTACAGATTTATTCCACCAATGGTATCAGGACTTGCTTATTACTTAGCACAAAAAAGAGTTCCAGAAAGAGTTGATATGTTAAAAATGGCATATGAAGATGAAATGCTAAGAGCTCTTAATGAAGATGGCTCTAGATCAAGTTTATACATAACACCAGGAACTTATTTCCCACAACAGGTAACGTAATATGGGTGCGTTTTCAAAAGGTAAAAGATCTTTAGCAATATCTGATCGTTCAGGACAACAATTTAAATATTCTGAAATGGTTAGAGAATGGAATGGATCATGGGTTCATTTTTCAGAATATGAAGCTAAACATCCACAATTAACTCCAAGGCCAAAAGGTGGAGACCCACAAGCATTACAATATGCTAGACCAGATGTTAGACGTGGAACTGGTGTGGATGTTGATTTAAATTTATACTATTGGCCAGGACAATATGTAAGCAACGGAATGCTTCCAGGAATAAGTGGTGATATAATTAATTATTTAAGACAAGCTAATACAGCTGTTGGAAAAGTAACTATAGTAATATCATAATGACATACGCAGAATTGTTATCAAATATAAGAGGTTATACAGAAGTAGATTCTTCTGTTTTAACAGATAGTGTTTGTGATACTTTTATTAAAAACTCTGAATATAAAATATTTAGAGATACAGATGCAGATTATTCTAGAGAATATGCAACATCTAGTTTTAATTCTGGTAATAAATATTTATCTTTACCAGATGATTCTACAGATGAAGGATCAACTTCTACAAGAAGAGCTTTAATTGTAAGATCTGTAGTTGTTACTAATTCTTCTAGTGTTCAGGTTTCTTTACAACCAAGGGATGATACTTTTATTACAGAATATAATGGTTCTGGAGATACTGGATTTCCTAAATATTATTCTATGTATAGAGAAACAGCTATTCAAGTAGCCCCTATTCCAGATGTGTCTTATTCAGTAACATTAGATTATGTTTACACACCTGATAATTTAAGTGCTACAAATACAAATACTTATATAAGTCAAAATGCACCAGAATTACTATTATATGCTTGTTTGGTAGAAGCTTATGCATATTTAAAAGGACCTATGGATATGTACAAATTATATCAAGAGAAGTATAATAATGCATTACAAGGTTTTGCGATTGAGCAAACAGGTAGAAGACGCAGAGACGAGTATTTTGATGGTTCATTAAGAATTAAACTTAATTCACCATCACCATAATAACTATAAGGAGTATAAAAAATGGCAATTACACAAGCAGTATGTAACTCATTCAAACAGCAGTTACTAGAAGGAACGCATAATTTTGCAACAGGCGGAAACGTATTTAAATTATCTTTGTACAACACAACAGCTACTTTAGATGCAACAACTACAGTTTACACTTCAACTAATGAAGTGACAGCTACAGGACAATACACAGCAGGTGGCGGAGTATTAACTGGACAACAAACATCTTTAGATACAGGTGTGGGTATCGTTACTTTTTCTAATTTATCATTCACTGGTGTTACATTAACAGCATCAGGGGCATTGATTTACAATTCAAGTGCAACGAATAAAGCAGTATGTGCATTATCTTTTGGTAGCGCTCAAACGGCAACGGCAGGAACATTTACAATTATATTCCCATCGTTTACATCGTCAGCAGCTATTTTAAGAATTGCGTAATTAATTTAGGAGGATTAAGTGGTTATCTAATAAATAACCACTTGGTCATTTAACTGTTGGCCAGTCTCCTGATAAGTAGGGGAAACTATGGCAGATATAACAGTAAACGTAACTACACCAGGTACAGATACTACTTGGGGTCAAAATACTTTTGGTTATTACTCTTGGGGCAACATTGCAGGAGTACAATCTGTCATTGGAACAAATACTCTTTCATTAGAAATTTTAGTTAATGTAACTGGAAATAATTTAACACTTTCTACACAGGCTCAAGCTAATCCTACAACTTGGGGACAAGATACATGGGGTTCAAGCTCATGGGGAGGAACAGCAGGATTTTCAATTACTGCAGATGCAAATATTACTGCTACAACTAATTTATTAAACTCATTAACTGGAAATGTTGGAATACAACAAAGTGTAAATATTACAGCTAATACTAATATAATAACTTCAGCTGTACGTTCAGTTTCTATAACAGCAGATGCTAATATTACAGCTAATACTAATATAATAACTTCAGCTGTACGTTCAGTTTCTATAACAGCAGATGCTAATAAAACTTTAATTACTAATTTAATTAATGCAACAGTAAATTCAGTATCAGGAACTCCTTCAATTGAAGTTAATATAACAACTCCTGGAAGTCCTACAACTTGGGGACAAAGCAGTTGGGGCTCTTATTCTTGGAGTCAAATTACAGGAGTGTCTGCAGATATTGGCAATGAATCTGTTGATATAATTACTGAAGTAAAAGTAAGTACAAATATCTTAACTACTAATATAAATTCTGTTTCAATTACAGCTTCAGCTAATGTTAATTTAAGTACAAATTTATTAAATGTTTATTTAGGAAATGAAACCACATCAGCAGATGCTAATACAACTTTAACTACTAATACTGCCTTAACTACAGCAGTAAGATCAGTATCTATTACAGCTTCGGATAATACCACATTAAATACAAATTTAATTAACTCAACAACAAATACTGTTACTATTAATATAGCAAAAGATGTTTTTGTTAATACTAATATTTTAACTACATTAGTAAGATCCGTATCTATTACAGCAGATGCTAATAAAACATTAATTACTAATACTGCTTTAACTACAGCAGTAAGATCTGTAACTATTACTGGAACTGCAAATGTTTATGCAAGCACAAATATATTAAATACAACTATAAATTCAGTATCTATTACCGCAGATGCTAATAAAACACTTACAGGTAATTTATTAAACACAACATTAGGTGTTGAAAGTATAACAATAGATAAAGACGTAACCTTATCTACTAATATAATAACTTCAGCAGTAAGATCAGTTACTGTAAATGTAAACCAAGAAGTTTATTTAATAGGTCTTAATTTAACAACTTATGTTGGAAATGCCCTTATCTATGCCTGGGCTGTGGTTAATATAAACACTACTAATAACTGGATAGTAGTAAATACTAGTACTACAAATAGCTGGAATGTAGTAGGAACTGGCACAACTAATACTTGGAAAGTGGTTGACATAGCCGCCTAAAGAAACTAAAATTAGCTAATAATACTATATTTTAAAACAAATTTATGGCATCTACATATTCTACAGACCTCAAACTAGAATTAATGGTGACAGGGGAAAACTCTGGCACGTGGGGCGACAAAACAAATACAAATTTAAACTTACTTGACCAAGCAGTATCTGGATATCAATCTATAGCTTTAACGTCTAGCAATACTACATTGGTTATGACCAATGCTACCGTTTCTAATGCTAGGAATGCAACTATAAAATTTACAGGAACATTAACAACTACTTCAACAATTTCAATTCCAGATTCAATTCAAAAAGTTTATAATATTATTGATGGTACAACTCACGCTAATAATACATTAACATTTAAAACAGCAAGCGGAACTGGAGTTCAATTAGCACAAGGAAATGCATATACTTTATATTCTGACGGAACTAATGTTGGAATAGTTTCTATAGGAAAAGTTTGGCAAACTTATACAACAACTGTAACTGTACAGCCAGGAGCTGCAGTTTTGGCAAATACTTCAACAGCAGCATGGACATTAACTTTACCAGCCTCTCCTTCAACTGGGGATGAAGTTTCAATAATAGATTCAAACTATAAATTTAATACAAACAATTTGACAATTGGACGTAATGGTTCTAATATAGCTAATACTTCAGCTGATTTAGTTGTTACTACACAAGGAGCTGGATTTACTTTAGTATATTCAGGTAATTCAACAATTGGTTGGACATATAGAGATAAATAATTATGGCAAATTACTCAGAAACAAAATATAATTACGACGGAGCATACTTAACAGGTATTCAAGGTGTTAATACTGGAATAGTTGTTCCTTGGGGTTCAGCTTCAATTCCATCTGGATTTTTATTATGTAATGGTCAATCAGTTTCAACAACTACATATGCTGCATTGTTTGCAGTAATTGGTTATACATATGGTGGATCAGGTGCTTCTTTTTTAGTTCCAGATTTAACTGATAAAACAGTTGTAGGTGTAAGTGCAGCCAACTCTAAAACATTAGCACAATCAGTAGGTGCAAACACAGTAACTCCAACTGGAAATATTTCAAGCTCGATTGGGAGTACTACACTAGCTACTACTCAGATACCTTCACACTCTCATACTCAAGCTGGTGGAGCAATTACTGTCTGTGTTCAACAACAAAACGCTGCAACTGCAGGTATGCAAGGAACAACTGCTAACGCAGGTGGTGGACAAAGTCATACTCATAGTTTATCTGCAAACTTTGTAGGTTCTGCAAATTCTGTTCTTCAACCTGGATTAGTATTAAATTATATTATAAAAACTTAAAGGTAATTTTATGCATTTAACAGTTATACCATCTGACAAACAAATTTATTTAGAAACACCTAATGCAACTTATTTTCCAGCTAATTGGCCTATAAGAAGATGTCATGTTATTGATAATGATCAAGAATTTTGGAATAATGTTGACCCTAGAATTCACGCTATTCAATATCATAGTGATGGTGCAAAAGAAATTGAGTTAAAAAATCCATCAGAAAATATACCTATTACTGATGTAACTACATTACAAAAATATATTGATAGATTTAATTTAACTGAACAAACTTACCAATCCCAACTTGCTTGGGATAAGAACAATGTTCAGGGTGAAACTTCAGAAGAAAAAATCACGAGACTTGGTCCTAGACCATAATTATTTAAAAGAAATCCAAGAAGTAAGAATATATTTTTCTCCACTTAATGGAGGATTACCTCTATGTACATATGGAAATCCAGCGGGCCATATTACAATTCTACCTTTAATTGGTTTAACTCTTTGTGATTGATATAAGAATTCAGTTTCCCCACCTTCTTCAACAGTATTTAAATATATGGAATATACAAGAACTCTTTTTGCCATATCCCTTTCTGCAGCATGTTCAATATGCCAGACATGATAACCTTGAGCAGGAAGTGTTTTTTGGATTTTAACATGATCAGTTATAATATCTTCTGCGGTATATCTTTTAACATTAGTTTCTGTGTAATAATGTCTTAATGCCATATCAAAATTAACCATTAATAATTTTAATTTAGTAACATTAAATTCTTGATCAGTTAAAACATCTCCAGTGCAAAATAATTGTTTATCATTTTTAAAATCAGGAGTAGCTCCTTCTGAAGTAAATCTTGAAAATACTTTATTGAATTCTTGGTATTTATTGAATAATTCTATTGCTTCATCACAAGCTTCATCTGGAATATATCCATCATAAACACCTATAAAATCTTTAATATTAACTTTTTTCTCTTGCATCTAATTCTTCTTTAATTAATTTGTTTTTCTTCCAGTCGGCTTCTTCTATAATATTAGTTACTAAACAATATCTTGTTTTACCATCTTCTTCTACTTTGCTAACACCGTGTAATACATTAGGTGGAAATATATAGTAATGACCTTTTTTAGGGTGAATAGTCATTTTAAGTTCTGGTAATATTAATGGAGCTCCTTCTGTTAAATATAATATTAAATGATGATCTTTATGGGTATGCATTGCAACACTATCTCCTTTTTTAATTTCATTTCCCCAAGAATCAAATGTTATATTTTTATTATACCAATTATTTTTGTTAAAGAATGGATTTGAGTTTTGATGTTTTTGAACAACATAATCTATAAATTTTGTAAATTCTGGTTTATCATTAAAAAATCCCCATGGAGTTTTTCCACCGTAAACATTTGTAATTTCTGATTTATCTAAATTTTGTGAAATCATAATACATAAATTATGCATATCAACAACATTATCATAAACACCATGCGATATTTGAATTGTTCTTGGATAAGTGACAATGATACTATGTGAATAATTTTCTTCTTGTTTTATTTCATGTAAAGTTATCATACATTTTCTTCGTAAGGTTTAAAACATTGAACATTAAAATGAACAAATCTAAATGGATCTATTCCAGCATCCAATGCATATTGATGTGTTAAATAAGAATTAAAAAATACGAATGTTCCAGGAAGCACGGGATATGAAAAACGATTATAAGCATATTGCACTGATTCTTGTTTCATAGGCAATTCGGTTATCCACTTAGCGGGCCTTGGATCATGGAACATGGGCATAGATGTTTTTGGTGAACATTTTAAAAAATAGAATCCTGATATATGACTACTTTCATGAATATGTGGCCAATGTTCTCCTCCTCCAGCTTGTGGAAATTCTTGTACCCATAAATCTTTAAAATATAATTTATGCCCCGTAAGATCATATCCTTGTTCATTTAAAATATTATAACTAGTATCTTTTATAAATGCTTTAAATTCTTTAAGTTCAGGATCGTTACCCATAAATGCAGAATGATGAACATGTCCAAAATCTTTTAGATCTTTTCCTAAAAATTTATTTCTTTCGTCTATTAATGGTTGATTATTTTTCTTAGCTTCTTCAATATATTTATCGGATATTCTATTTAAGTCATTTAAATAGGTTGGCATTACTAAACTATAAACAGGGCTACAAAATAGATTATCTATTTTTAATGGTAAATTAACTGACATTATTTTGTTATATAGTATAATTTAACTAATGTCAAAATTAATGTATAATAACCATAAATATGCCTTTAAAAAAGATACCATTAAATCCAGGCTTTAATAAACAATCTACACCTTCTCAAGCAGAAGGACAGTGGATTGATGGAGATATGATCCGTTTTCGTTATGGATCCCCTGAAAAAATAGGAGGTTGGCAACAAATTACAAATAAATTAATGGTAGGAGCCGCTAGAGCTCAATGGACGTGGAGCGATTTAACTGGAAGACGATATGCCGCTATTGGAACAAATAAATGCTTATATGTCTACGATGGAGATTCTATTTACGATATTACTCCACTAGATACTTTAAGAAATCTAACAGGATGTACTTTTACTTCTACAACAGGATCTACAACAGTTACAGTTAACGCAACAAGTCATAATTTATTAGTTGGAGAATTACTTCTATTTAGTTCTGTAACATTACCAGGAAGTCCTAGTACTGGATTTGTTGCTTCTGATTTTACAACTAATACATTTGAAGTGGTAGACGTTCCTTCTTTAAACACATTTAAAATTACAATGGCAAAAGCAGAAACAGGAACAGGAATGTCTTCTGC